ATTTTTAAGACCTGATTTTATTAAATCTGTAGCATTTTCTTTAGCTAGCTGAAGAATAGTTTCTGTACTATCTATCTTTTCTAATCTTTCCGTTATCTGTTTAATTGTTAAAGGCTTAGCTTCTATATAATTACTTAATTTAATCTCTTTAGTTTTTTGAGCTAATACATCATATTTTTTTGTCATAGCTCTTACTTTAATATCTACATTTAATTTAGGAATATAAACTCTGCAATTATCACCTATAAACAGTCTTTCAGCAGCTATATAATTTTTATATTCCTCAGTTTTTTCCAACTGTACAAAATTAATAGTATAACTAGCCTTTATTTTATCTATGTCATTTTTAGAAAACTCTTCATTTATTCTTCTATCAAGTTCAGCTTGTGCTTCTGCTAAAGTTTCGTAACCTTCCTCTGAATATTCGTCTTTTACTTTTACATCATCATATTTAATTACACTAGTGTATATGCGATTATAAGCACCTATGAGTGGACTGTCTATGTAGTTACCTAATATTCCATTAAAGCCTTGTCCTCTTGCTCTAGTAACTAAATTATCTATATTAGAAGTACCCTCAAAGCCAGTAAGGTTTTTACCTTCTCTAATAGTAAATCCTCTATCAGTTCCAATACGTTTATTAATATATACAGTATATCCACGCCTTTGGACTTCCCCACCCCAACGATTTAGGAAAGAGTTATCACTATCATGTAAAGCCTTGTACAAACTCATTCTTTGATAATAGGCGGTTGCAAGTGTATCTATATCTGAAACTATTTGAATTTCTTTTGTTCCTTCTGCATTATTTAATAACCAACTTACCGCTGCCTGTCCGTTTAAATTTGTTGGCCTTACATCTTCTAACCAAAGAGTTAAGCTATCAGCTATAGTTATTTGTCTTGCAACTACATCTATATATCTAGTCCCTACTGTAACTTTAGATATTCTAAAAATCTCATATCCATAGTCTAATAGAACCTTTAATATTACTTCTTCTTTCAATAGGTCCTGTAAGTTATTCTCTATTAGAAAAGTTGCATCTAAAATATAATTACCTGTACTTAAATCTTCTTCAGTTTCACATTTAACACAATACCTATCTAAACTTTTACCATTTCTACCTAAAACCTTATTTTTTTCAGTATCAGAAGGGAAATAAGCTATTTTTATTTGTTTTTTCATTTATATTCCTCCTAACACTTATATTTTGTAGTGTACTCAATTACTATCTTTGTTACCGCTCCAGTATAGGAAATTACATTCTCACCTTTTTCAAACAAAATAAAATCCCCTAAGGTATCATCATCCTTAGAGGTTTTGTCTTGGTTTCTTACCTGTAATAAATTACTGTCTATTTCTACATAGTCATTAACATTATTTATTTGCATTGTTTCACCATTTATAGTTAATTGAATATTTCCACTTCCATAAACTTTAATTAAAGTATCTCCTGGAGCATTACCATCATAATTTATTTTAAATCCGCTAGTAGTTATTTCATGTACTGTTTTTTCTAAGTCTTGTGTAAATGGTTCGCATAAGAAAGTTACGTCAAATTCTCCAATAGTCCTGAATTCTTTTTGTATGTTACCAAAAATAACTTTTTTAACCTTATAACATCTATCTTCTCTTCCGAATACAAGTTTATTATCTTCTATTTCAGTCAACCATTCGTAGACTTTTCCAAAATCAATGTCAATTTGTTGAGATAGAATTGTAAACGTAAAAGTTATTTTCTTGTCAGGGTAAGTATTCTTATTAATTATTAAACTCCCACTTCTACCCTCAACTGGAACCTCTTCATACTCTTCAGTTGCAATTGGAATTGAAGGGTAGTTTTCTAAATATAGATTCAAATATAGACTTCTATTTCCATTAAAGTATATCTCACCTTCATTTAACATTTAGTTTACCTCCCTTCATAATACTCACTCAATATATCTTGATATGGAGCTACTGCATAAGCAACCTCTTTACCTTCAACTTCTACATGAATATGATTTTCTATTACTTTATTACCACCATTAACATTATCTTCAACAACGCCACTATTTAGCCTATTATTATGAGCAACAACTCTAGCTGTAGTCATAGCAGTTTCATAATCAACTGTTCCTTGCATTTTCGCTACTAAATCACTCATATTTGCATCTATATCTTTTTCTAAATTAGGAGTTTCTACATCAATACCTACTCCGATACCTTTTACTATATTAGTACCTATAAGATCTCTCATAATACGAGAAGGACTGTGTATTCCAAAGAAACCTTTAATACTACTAATTACACTTTTAGCAAATCCACCAATTAAATTTAATATCCAACCGCTCATATTTGATATACCGCTCCAGATACCTCTTATTAAATTAGAACCTATACTTGCAGCATTATTCCATCCTAATATATTTTTTATTGAATTTAACGCAGATATAGCAACATTTCTAGCAGCTTGAACTAAGTTTCCTATAGAATTACTTATACCATTACCTATCCAACTTATAAGATTTTTACCTACATTTCCACCAGCCGAAAAAATATTTTTAATTCCTGTAATTACATTTTCAGCTGTAAAACTTGCTATTGTTTTAATATTAGATACCATAGAAGTTATCCCTTTTCCTATGTTAGCAATTAAATTACTACCTATTTGCCACCAATTAACTAACGTAAAAGCATTTATAATAGCCATGATTATCTGAGGTAAGTTAGCAATTAAAACTGGAATAGTATCAATCAATCCTTTTATTATCATCATCAATATATCTATTCCAGCCTTTAGTATCTTAGGTAGTTGCTCATAAATTGCATTAGAAAATTCATTTATTATTCGAGGAACTTCTTGAATTAGCGTAGGTAGTGCATTTATTATTCCTTCCACTAAGGCTAATATAATATCTATAGCAACATCTATTATCAGCGGTAAATTTTCAATTATTGTATCGCACATTGATATTATCAAATCTACTATAACAGGAACTAAAACAGGTAAATTTTCTGCTATTCCTTGCCCTAAAGCAATTATAGCTTGTAGTCCAACTTCCAGTAGCATTGGCATAACTTCAACAATTCCATCAACCAAAGACATTATTATATCTAAAGATGTATTAATAAGCATAGGTAAGCTGTCTTTAATGCCCGTTATTAAATTTTTAATCACTTCAATACCGCTATTTACTAACTGTGGTAAAACACTATTTATTAATGTAGGTAATTTTTGTACTAAACCATTGAATAATTCTGTAATCCCATTTATAGCTATTTTTATCCTAGGTAAAATATTGTCTCCAAATGTTCCGATACTATCAACTAAATTCCCTACTAGAGTATTAAAATCAGCTGCATCATCAGACATTCCAGTAAGTACATTTGTCCATGCTGACTTCATGGAATTAAAACTACCTTCAATAGTAGTTGCTGCTTCTTCTGCAGTAGTTCCAGTAATGCCTAGTTCAGTTTGAATAACATGGATGGCTTCAATTATATCGCTGAAATTACTTATATTATATTTAATTCCGCTTATCTTCTCCGCTTCAACCAAAAGCCTTTCCATTTCTGATTTAGTCCCACCAAAACCTAGTTTAAGATTATCTAGCATTGTGTAATTATCCTTTGCAAATCCTTGATAGGCATTCTGTATGTCACGCATATCAGTACCCATTTTATTAGCATTGTCAGACATATCAAGTATAGCTTGGTGCCCTATTCTCGCGGCTTTTTCTGTATCGCCTCCTAATCCTTGTAGCAATGATGCAGTAAATCCAGTTATAGTTGACATGTAAGCATTAGCACTTAATCCAGCAGTTTTATAAGCGTTATTTGCATAATCCATTACTAAATTGCTACTATCTTTAAATAATGTTTCAACACCGCCTACTAACTGCTCAAATTCAGCGTATTGTTTTACTGACAATCCCGCTAAAGTTCCTACAGCAGTACTAGCAGCGGCAACTAACCCTGCTATTGAAGTTGCTCCAGTTTTAGCTAAGCTACCCAATTTGCTACTTAAAGCTTTTATATCTTTTTCAGCACCCTTTGAATCTACTGAAGTATCAATTATAATACGTCCCGTCAGCCATTAGCCATTCACCTACCTTTCATATAAAATAAAAAAGCACTCACAATTTAAGTAAGTGCTTTTTTAAATCATAATTAAACATTCCACGCATTACCGCAACTTTGGCAAACTGCTTTACTCTGAGTTTTGCTA